GATTATGATGACTGGGAATATGGTACAGAACCTATTTTTGGGTGATAAATAAGATAGAATTATTGTTTTTTAGATGCCTTTAGAGCGGGTTAGTAAAGCTTTTAAGGATATTAGTCTGTCATTTCAGTCTAATCCCCTAAATTTTGACTTAATCGCTGTCAAAAACGAGACAGCGATATCTCGTTCTATCCGAAATCTAGTTTATACAGTCCCTGGAGAGAGATTTTTCAATCAAAATATTGGATGTAAAATCTCTCAAAGTTTATTTGAGAATATTGATCAGATTTCTGCTTCGGCAATTAAGGATGAAATTAAAAATACGATCGAAAATTATGAACCAAGGGTTGATTTAATCGATGTTGATGTAAATCCTAATTATGAGAACAATGAATTTAACGTTACTATAAGATATTTCATTGTGGGAATTGATGCATTACCTCAACAATTATCATTTGCATTACTACCAACACGATAATGGCACTAGTAAACTTCACTAATCTAGATTTCGATCAGATTAAGACTACCATTAAAAATTATTTGAGGTCTAACTCAAATTTTACGGATTATGATTTTGAAGGTTCCAATCTATCCGTAATTATTGATACTCTAGCATATAATACCTATATTGCATCTTATAATGCAAATATGGTGAGTAATGAAGTTTTTATTGATAGCGCAACTCTAAGAGAAAATGTGGTTTCTCTTGCAAGAAATATTGGATATGTTCCCAAATCAAAAACTGCATCAAGAGCAACGATTAGTTTTTTTGTAGATACAACAGGTTTACCATATAATCCTTTAACCGTAACTTTACAAAAAGGATTAGTGTGTACTTCAGCATCATTTGGACCAGAAAACTATGTATTTTCTATATTAGATGATATTACAGTTCCGGTAATTAATGGAATTGCAACTTTTGATTCTATTGAGATATATGAAGGGACTTATGCTAAAAACACTTTTACCAACAATTCCCTAAATCCAAATCAAAGATATATTCTAGATAACTCAAGTATTGATACCTCTACACTTAGAGTTTTGGTAAAAGATTCTCAAAATAGCACAGGAACTAAAAAATTCACAAATTCGTCAAACATTCTGCAAGTTGATTCAGAATCAAGGGTATTTTTCATTCAGGAAGTTCAGGATCAAAAATACGAATTGATCTTTGGAGATGGAGTAATTGGAAAGAAATTAGATAATGATAACTTTATCGAAGCAGCATATTTAATCACAAATGGAAAAGATGGTAACGGGGTAAATTCTTTTAATTTTTCTGGAAGATTGTTAGATAGTAGATCTAATTTAGTTACTTCAGGAATATCTCTGATTACCACAGATTCGATATCTCAAGGTGGTTCTGATATAGAATCAGTTTCATCTATTAAAAATTTTGCTCCAAGACTATACTCAGCACAGAATCGTGCTGTTACTGCATCTGATTATGAAGTGATCGTTCCAAAGATTTATCCAGAAACAGACTCTATAAATGTCTTTGGTGGAGAAGAACTTTCACCTCCACAATATGGAAAAGTTTTTATTACAATAAAACCTTCTTTTGGCACATTTCTTTCAAATGCGATTAAGGATAATATAAAATCGCAATTGAGAAAATACAGTGTTGCTGGCATAGTTCCAGAAATTCTTGATGCAAAAATACTTTATATCGAAACAGATTCTAGAGTATATTATAATCAGAATCTTGTAACTTCTTCAGATTTTGTAAAGACATCTATTTTCACCAATATTACAAAATATTCTGAATCATCAGAAATTAATAAGTATGGTGCAAGATTTAAGTTTAGTAAGTATCAGGGAATCATTGACAATTCCGATCAATCGGTAACATCTAATATTACAAAAATACAAATAAGAAGGGATTTAAAAATATCTCCAAATCAACTTACAGAATATGAAATTTGCTTTGGAAACAAGTTTTATATTAAAGATTCGAAAGGATATAACATAAAATCTTCCGGATTTAAAATTTCAGGATTACAACAAACTGTTTATATTTCTGATTTGCCGAATAGCGATTTGAAAACTGGAACTATATTTCTATTCTACTTAGATTCATCATCCGCACCAGTTAAAGTTATAGAACAACTTGGAACTATAAATTACGAAAAGGGTGAGATAAACACAGTTCCTATTAACATAATTTCTTCAGAAAAAAATGAAGGTGGTACTCCTATTGTAGAAATATCTGCAATACCCAAATCTAATGATATTATTGGATTACAGGATCTTTATTTGCAACTAGATATTAATAGAGTAGATATTACGATGATACCAGATAATATAGAATCTGGTTCTGACTCTTCTGGATCAAATTATATTTTTTCATCAAGTTATTTTAATGGAGACCTAGTAAGAAGATAGTAAATGAATAATACAAGAATTTCTCTCAATTCAGTAATTGAAAATCAACTTCCTCTTTTTGTAAGAGAAAATTTTCCTCTTGTTGAGGAGTTTTTAAGAGATTATTATAAAACTTTGGATTTGCAAGGAGGAGTAAATGATATACTCCAAAATATAGATAAGCAAATAAAAGTTGACAATTCTTCTAATACTATAGATTCTACGATATTAGAGTCAGAAATAGGATTTAATGATAATATTGTAGAAGTACAGTCTACTGAAGGATTTCCAAATTTTTATGGAATAATTAAAATTGACTCAGAAATAATCTTATATAAAAATAAAACAAATACTTCATTTAATGAATGTATACGTGGATTTAGTGCCATTACAGAATATAGTAGTGGTGGAAGAGAAGATTTTGTATTTGAAGATACCTTGGTTGAGGCACACTCTTCAGGATCTTTAGTAACAAATTTAAGTGCTTTATTTTTAAAAGAATTTTTCAAGAAAACAAAGAAGCAATTTTTGCCTGGATTTGAAGATAGAAGTTTTTACTCTGAACTTAACATTTCTTCTTTTTTAAAACAATCTAAAGATTTTTACTCTTCTAAGGGAACTGACGAATCATTTAAGATACTTTTTAGGGTTTTATTTGGTGCAAAGGCAGAAATTATAAAACCAAGAGATTTTTTGATTCAATCCTCAGATGCGCAATACAGGTTAACTAAAAATATTGTCGTAGAAGAAATTTCCGGAGACGTAAGGGAACTAGTAAACAAAACAATATTTCAGGATGAACAGGGAACAATTCCAAAATCTTTTGCGACAGTAAATGAAATAGAACCAATATTTAGAAATGGAAAGCATTATTATATTCTAAAGTTAGATTTTGATTTTAATAAAGATATTAATGTTTTTGGATCCATTTTTGGAGAGTTTTCTATTCACCCAAAAACAAAAATTATAGAAAATGTTCCTGTAGGAAGTGACTCGATTATTGTCGATTCTACCGTAGGATTTCCTAAAAGTGGGACATTAATATATTCTGGATTGGCAAAAAATATATTAATAACTTATCAAGATAAAACTTTAACTCAATTTATTAATTGTTCTGGGATTACAGAAGAATTAAAATCAGGAAATGGCATTTCTCAAAATGTTTATGCTTATGGATATTCCAAAACAAATGAGGAAATAAGATTTAGAATAGGTGGAGTTTTAAATAAAGACAATATCGGAATAAGGGGAAGCAATTACTCAAAAGATGATACTGGAAAAATAGTATCATTTGGATATGATATAGAAGAAGATTTTAAGTCCAATAATTGGTTATTTAATGTTTCTGTTGACTGTGAAGTGAGTAGAATAGTAGATGATGGTGGATTTAATTATACAGTTTTTACCTTTGATAATGCTAACATATATGATAAGGATAAAGTGGAGATTGATTATCTTTCAAATTCTTCAGGAAGAAAGATAAGGGAATTTACTGTAAGCGTAGCCGATCAAAGTATACCAGGGAAGCAATTTCAAATAAAAAATGTAGGAGAAAGTGTAGATAAAATTTTTAGTGTGAGAAAAGTAATTTCAAAATACAATGATCTTTATCCATCAGATACAATAAATGTATACAAAGATACATCATCAAATTCTGTATTTGTTAGTTCCAATTCATTACCAAACTATGGAGAGTCTCAAATATTAGTAGAAGACTTTAAAATTGAAATTAGTAAAGTTGTTGATGATATAATATACTATGAAAATCATGGATATCTTACAGGAGACGCTGTTCTTTATACATTTAATGAAGAAAATTCTCAAGAAAATAGACTCAATGTAGAATCTGGATCAGTATTTTTTGTTAAGGTTATTGATGAAAATAATTTCAAAATATCAAGAAGTAAGGAAAATATTGCACTTTCAGAGGAAAATTTAAATTTTAATGGATATGTAAATCTTGGAACTGTTGATTCACTCACTAATAATTTTATAAGTTTGTTGAGGTTTGCTAGTCCAAAAAATGTTCCAGATTCTATAGAACCACAAAAAATAGTAAGAAAATTACAAAATCCAACAATAGGAAATTCCCAGAACAAAACAAAAAAAGGCACTACTGGAATATTCTTGAATGGTGTTGAGTTGTTAAATTATAAATCAAGAGATGTTGTTTACTATGGGGACATAAAAGAAATTGAAGTTCTTGGTCAAGGGTCAAACTATGATGTAATAAATCCACCAACTTTAGAAATTTCTCCCGGAATAGGAACTACAGTTCCTGCTTCAGGATATTGTGGATTGGAAGGATCATTATTTGCAATTTCTATTATAGATCCTGGATTTGATTATATTGAAAATCCTACAATCGATATAACTGGAGGAGGTGGATCTGGAGCAAGTGCTAAGGCAAATCTAATACCTGTAGAAAATATCATTAATTTTGATTCTAGTTCAGAAAATTCAAAAATAAAACCAGGTAATACTTTTAATGAAATTGGATTTGGAACTTTTCATAGATTATCAACTGGAGAAATTATAACATACTCATCAAATAATCAACAATTAATAGGAGGACTTGAGGAAAATTCAGATTATTATGTAAAAATAGTTGACGATTTTTCTATTCAACTTTTCTCAACAAGAAAAGACTCTATTGACGGAACAAATCCAATAGACATAACTGGGTTTGGTGAGGGAACACATACAATAAAATCCAAACAGAAAAAGTTTACAGTTGGTTCTATATCAATTTTAGATAGCGGATCTGGATATAAGAATAAAAAAATAACAGTTAATCCTTCCGGAATTAATACTGCCTTTGATTTAATTGAGGTTTATGATCACCCATATCAAAGTGGAGAAATAATTACCTATGATTGTCAAGGGTCAGTTGTATCAGGTCTAAGTACAGGAAGTTATTATGTTACTAGAATTGACAGTAAAAAGTTTAAATTATCTGAGATTGGAGTAGGTTCAACAGAAAAGGACTTTTTCTATAAAACAAAACAGTATATAAACTTAAAAACACCAGGTTCAGGAAAACATATATTTAACTATGAACCAATAAATCTTTCTATAAAAGGTTATATAGGAGTATCTACATCAAATCAAAAAGAATTTAACGCTACTTTAAAACCTATATTCAGAGGTAGCGTAACTTCAGTATTTGTTGAAGATGGTGGAGTTGGATATGGATCATCAGACATAATAAATTATAATAGACAACCAAGCATTACATTAAATTCCGGTAGTGGAGCAAAAGCAATACCCATAATATCAAACGGAAAAATAGTAGAAGTTTTGATTAAAAATTCTGGTTCTGGTTACGTATCAACTCCAGATATTTTCATTACTGGATCTGGAGTTGGTGCAATTTTAACTCCAATAATAGAAAATAAGACAATTAAAGAAATCAAAGTAATAAGTGGAGGGTTTGGTTATGACCCGAAAGATACTTTAGTAAATATTGTATCTCCAGGATCTGGTTGCAAATTAAATACTAAAATTAAAACTTGGACTATTAATAATTTTGAAAGATTAATTTCTTCGGGAAAAATTGGTCCCGATGGTGGAGTATCTTATAGGGGATTAAATCCAGATTATGGATTGCAATATACACATCTTTATCCACCTAAAGATTTAAGGACAAAATTATTTTCTGTAATTAATCAGGACGATGAAATAATTTACAGAGCAGATTATTTTAATGACACCAACACAACAAAATATCATTCTCCTATCATTGGTTGGGCATATGATGGAAATCCAATATACGGTCCATATGGATACAAAAATCAAAATTCCAAAATAGTAAAGCAATTACTTTCCGGATATGCAAATCCAGTTGATAATTTGGAAGGAAGACCAGGAAAAACTGTGTTTCCTGCAGGATTTTTTATAGAAGACTATGAATATACTGGTGAAGGTGATCTTGATGAAAATAATGGAAGATTTTGTGTCACTCCAGAATTTCCAAATGGAACTTATGCATACTTCTCTACGATTGAAGAATCTGTTACAAACAAAAAGGGTATATTTAATGGTCAGAAAAAACCAAAATTTCCTTACGTAATTGGATCTTCATTTAAATCTAAACCTATAGATTTTAATTTTAGCATTTCCTCTAATCAGGATGATTTTAATTTCTTAGATCCTAATTTAATTAGAAACACCAATCCATATAACAGCAGGTCTTCAAATTCTACATATAGATTTATTGAAAATAATAATAAAAATTATAAGGTAAAAGACTCTAAAATAGTATCTACTTATTCTGGAGGAATTGATGGAATTACAATTATTTCGGGAGGAGATAACTATTCTGTTGGCGATATTGTAGATTTTGTTGGAGGTGACTTAAATGGATCCAAACCAATATACACTGTAGATAAGATTTCAGGGAAAGATATAGACCAAATATCATTGTCTTCTCTTTTCTTTGAAGATGTTGAGTTTATACCATACAAATCAAATAGCAAAATAATAGGTTTTACTACAATACCACATACTTTACTCAGTAATGATACATTACTGGCAGAACCGACAAACAATTTTAAGTTAAGAGGTAGTTTTAAAGCAAATATTCCCCAAAACACATTGGTTTTATCTGTTGGAGTTGGTTCTTTAAGTGATGTTGATTACTTTCAAGTTAGTGGAGACATCAAGTATCCTGAAGTTGTAGAAAATGATGTTTTTAAAATAGAATCTGAAGAGATTAAAGTATTAAATGTAGAACCAGGTTCTTCTAGAATTAGAGTTTTGAGAGGTTTTAGTGGTACTGAAATAAGTTCTCACGTTGCTTCTACAGTTTTAGTAGAAAAAAGCAATAAAATAATATTTGATTATACAAGTCAAAATTTAAATTCAGTAGCAAATAGAGAGTATTATTTTGATCCAAAAGAATCTTTAGGTATTGGAACGGTAGGATTGTTAACTACTTTCTCAAATCCTGGTTCTGGAGTTACCTCATTAACGATTCCATCAAGATCAATTTACCTAAAAAATCACAATATAGAATCTGGAACTTTAGTAGTTTATAATTCGAATGGTGGAGATACAATTTCAGTTTCTACAGATGGGACAAGTTCTTTCACTTTAACTAATGGAGACCGTTTTTATACAACAAAAATAACAGAAGATTTTGTCGGATTATCTACCGAAAGAATTGGAATTAGTACTACTGGAGAGTATTTAAACTCTGACGGAACAATTGGACTATTGTATTTCAATGGGATTGGTACAAGCACATATCACAGTATAAAAACATTATACAATAACACATTAAAAGCAAATATAACTAAAAATTCCGCTTTAGTTTCTACAGCAACTACTCACAATTTGTCTTTAAATGATACTGTTTATGTTGATGTTTCTTCCGGACTATCCACATCATATAAAGTAAAGTATAACGATTACTATAGAAGACTTATTGTTGGTCAAGTTGAGTTTTTATCATCTGATGTAGATCAAAACAATAGTACCATCAGAATTCCTGCACACAATTTTAAAAATGGACAAAAAATAATCTTCAATTCTTCTTCTAATTATCCAGATTTGGTTGATAATGAAATATATTATATTTCAGTGTACGATAGAAATAGAATAAGATTATCAAGATCAAAATATGATTCAAATAAAAAAATACCAAATTTCATTGGCATTACAACTACTATATTAGATGGATCAATATCTCCAATAAATTTACCTCTCAGTATTGTAAGAAATAAAAAGATAGTTTTTGATGTATCTGACGAATCTCTTTCTATAGAATCAAATTCTAAAAGAATACCCTCATTTGATATAAATTTCTATAAAGACTTTAATTTATCCGAAAGATTATTCATAGTAGATTCTCAAGGAATATCTAAAATAGTTAAAACTGGAACTGTTGGAGTAGATTCAACTGCAAAGATAGAGTTATTAATAGATTCATCTTTTCCAGATATTTTTTACTATTCTTTGGAACCAATTCAAAGAAAAACCAATACTAATATAAAGAAGGAATATAAAATTGATAATGAAGTAGATTTTAGAAATTCCATTTTATTGCAAAATAGTAAATTTTCCGGAACTCACAAAATTTCTGGAGTAGGAACTGATACCTTTAATTATACTATAGGATTTACTAATGAAATAGAAACTTATAATCAATCAAATTCATCTTTATCCTACGACACAAACTCAAAATCAGAAAAAGGAATTATTAGATCCTTTAAATCTTTATCTAAAGGTTATGGTTATAATAGTTTTCCATCAATATCTTCCGTATTTTCTGAAAGTGGATCTGGAGCAATATTGGTTCCAAATTCGAATAAAATTGGAAAAATTAAAAGTTTAGAATTGCAAGATATTGGTTATGATTACAGTATGGATTCTACAATCAGACCTAGAGTAAAATTTCCTACTGTATTAAGAGTAGAACCTCTATCAAAAATAAACTTTATAGGAATTTCATCTATTGGTTTATATTATAATACTGAACCAACATTAGTAGTTTTGGATGGATTTACTAATCAAGTTGTCAATGACTTGGTTTTGGATTTTGATCAAAAAAATTATACTATAAAAATAATAAAAAATTCCAAAGGATTCTATAATGTAACTCCAAGAATAATTCCAGTACAGAACACAAATGGAGTTGGAATTTCTTCAATATCATATAACAATTCTAACAAAGAAGTTACTGTAACATTTAATAGAGAATTTCCTACAGAAAATGAATTTCCATTTAATTTAAATGATAAAATTTTAATAGAAGGAATTTCTATATTAGAATCTTCAGGTATTGGATATAATTCTAAAAATTACAATTATCAACTATTTACAGTAAAGGAAATAAGTTCTGCGGGACCAAATCCAACATTAAAATATTCTTTAGAAAATTACCTTACAGGATCTCAAATTCCAGGTACATTCGACTCAGAGAATTCTTCGGGTTCTATTATTCCGGAAAAATATTTCCCTATTTTTGATGTAGAATTAATTAAAAATTCTTTTAGTAAAGGTGAAATTGTAAAATATGGAAATAAAACTGGAAAAGTTTTAAATTGGGATTCTAATAATGAGATATTAAAGATAGAAACTGCATACCCAATAAAAGATGAAACGATAATAGAGGGATTTTCTTCAGGAACAAAAGGAACTATCAAAGAAAATTTATCCTATGAAGATTATTATACTATTAAATCTTCTTCTATAGTCAAAAATGGTTGGAAAGATAGTGTTGGTTTCTTAAATAATTCTTTGCAAAGAATTGCTGATAATGATTATTATCAATATTTCTCATATTCTGTAAAATCTGAAGTTCCGATAGAAGATTGGAAAAACGCTGTAAATGATTTAAACCACACCGTAGGATTCAAGAATTTTGGTGATTTGCAAGTTGTTTCTTCCACACAGGAATTTAGCGGAATAACCACAAGTCAACAGAGAGAATCTATTGACATAAGTATAGACTTAAATAGTGAGGTGGATATAAATTGTACATTTGACTATGATCTTGTGAGAGAAAATTCTTTTTACATTGATAATGTTTTATCGTCAGATGAAATATTTTTTGATTCTAGAATTATACAAGATTATTCAGAATCGGTAGGAAATAGAGTTTTGCTCATAGATGATATAAGTGACCAATTTAATACTAGCTTACCATCAACTTTCGTAACCTCATTCAATATTTAAAGTAAAATGGCAACAAAAATAAGATCTCAAAAGTTATTTTTAAACGTATTGGATAATAGATTTGGTGATAGAAAGCAAATATCTATTCTTTCTTTATTAACTAATGGAAGTCAAATATTTTCCAATAATTATGCCAAAGTTTTTACTCAAGATGAGATTGGATCTTTTGATATTGTAAATTCTGGTGGAACAAATAACCTACAATTTTTTCCGATAGATGGAAGAATAAATGAGTACAATTATAGTTTTTTCTCATATGAAACAAAACAATTAATTACGGATACAGATTCTTATAATTTGGGCGATATTGTAAGTATTGGATCTTCAAATAAAACTTTTAGTTCTGGAAATCCACAAACAATTTCTCAAATCTCTACAGATTTTACATCATCGAAAATATTAGTAGAATTGTCTACATCAAATAATTTTTATGAGTATACAGAATTTAATATAGTAGTCAATTCTGATAATGAGATTTTATTAGCAGATTATGGAACAATTTGCTTTGATAATGATTCGTCAATTTCCGGTCTTGGCACATATGATGTTTATGTTTCTGGTTCTAAAATTAATTTAGACTTTTATCCCGACGATTCTTCTTTAGGAAATGTTTCCGCAAATGTAATTAATGTTTCATTTGCAAATACAAATTTCAGTCAAGAAGGATCATTAAATCTTAGATCTGGAAATATAGAGTCCAAAAAAACATCAATAATAGCAAGTCCATCACCTTCTCCAACCATAGTATCTTCTTATGACTCAAATTATCAATCTTCATATGTAGTAGCTCAAGTTACTGATTTAGATTCTGGAAATATTCAATTTTCGGAATTAATTGTAATAAATGATAGTGGAGAAACTTACTTTATAGAATATGGGAATGTAGAAACTCAAAATTCTTTAGGGTCATTTAGTACAAATTTATCATCAACTACAGACATTTTATTTACTCCAAATCCAAATACAAATGTAGAAGTTGTAATATATCAAAATAAGTTAACTTACTTCGAATTTACTAATTTTTCTCCATCTTTAAATTTAAAAAATGTAGAATTAAAAACGGGAGTTTCCGTATTTGGCAGTCAAGATAGGACTGAATTTGACTTAAAATATAAAGGAGATTTTATATTTGAAAAATTGTTTAATGGAAGTCTATCTTCAGTAGTTGATATAGATGAAAATTATATAACAATACCAAATCACTTTTTTGTTACCGGTGAACAAGTAAATTATAGATCTCAACAATTAGATCATGATTCTACAGACAATTCTATTGGTATAGCAAACACAGTTATAACTGGAGTTGGTTTAACTAATAAACTCTCTGGAGAACTTTATATTTACAAGGTTGATGAAACTAGAATTAAATTTGCATCATCTGCTCAAAATGCATTATCTGCACAACCAAATCTAATAGATATTACCTCAGTTGGTATAGGAATAACTCATTACATAACATCAACAAAACAAGATAGAAAATGTATAATAGCGATTGATAATGTAATACAATCTCCTATTTTAGTAAGTTCATCAACTTCAAGTATTTTACAAAATAATATAGACAATGGTTCAGATAATATTTTAATATTCTCTGGAATTTCATCATTTTCTTCTGGCAACTTAATTAAAATTGATGATGAAATACTAAAAATAAATTCTATAGGAATTGGAAATTCTGTTGACGTTGATAGAGGAGTTCTTGGCACTGGAATATCATCTCACCTATCAAATTCCATAATAAGAAAAGTTGAGGGAAATTATAATATAATTGGAAGTAAAATTTATTTTGCTTCTCCTCCATATGGAGAGACAAAAGGAGATCCAAATGAATTTGGAAGTGTAATTACAGAAAATACTATAAAATCTTCTTTTCATGGTAGAGTTTTTGTACGTTCAGGAATTCCTGATGGCAATTCTGAAACCTATGATAGAAATTATCTATTTGATGATATATCAAGTTCATTTAATGCTGTAAATAAAGATTTTGTTTTAAAGTCTAATCAACAAAATGTATTTGGAATTTCTACAGATAGATCTATAACATTAATTAATAATGTTTTACAAATTCC